TGCTTGTTGGTCAGCTCGACCATTTTATAACCCTGCTTCGGGCGACTTGTTACACGCTTCTTACTAACACTAGGGCCAGTACCCTTGGCAGGACGATTGCTGTAAGCCTTGCCCGTGCCCGTTGTTGCACGCTTCTGAGCCATCACTTGCTCCCGTTCTTGCTACCACCGTAGCCGTTACCGACCTTTGACTGACACCCACAGAAATTGCACATCAGCGATCCCTCTTTCCGACCTTCTTCGCCAACTTTGCCTGGTTCTTCGCGTACTGAGGAATACGCTTTGCCTCAGCAGTCTTGCGAGACGCAGAAGTAGTCTTCTTCGCGGAGCCACCGCGACCTGCCTGTGCTGCTGCCATGTCAGCGAGTCCCCTTACCCGAACCACGAGTACCACCCGGCTGCTTCGCATTCGAGTGATTCGTCCACGAATTAGCCGAGCCAGAAACCTGATGCGGAAGCGCATTCGTGCCCGACACGTTCGACACATTCACATTCGGCGGCTGAACGTAAGCCGCAGCCTTACCACCCTGATTCGCAGGCTTCTTAGGCGCTGCTGCCGGAACTGCCATGATGTTTCTCCTTAACCGATAGGTACTCTGCGTGACACATTCGCTGACAGGTTCGGCTCGCCACGCGAGGACAAACCAGCGAGAAGGAAGTTCAAATCAGGACGCCCACCGGGCGGCAAACCAGCCTGCCCAGGAGCCACACCACGCAAACGACCCGTGGCATCAATGCCCTCAAGCGATTCACCACCCGACATGGGATCCTGCATGGGATCGCCAGGGACCGGGGAGGCAGCATCAACCATCGGATCAACCATGCCGGGTGGCGGCTCAGGGGGAGCGAACGCTTCCGCGATCACTTCCTCAATCGGCTTACCCTTCTGCCTGCCCTCAATGATCACCGCGAGGCGGGTAAGGATCTCCCCAGGATCCTGACCGTTCTGGGCAAGGACAGGGATGGCTTGCGCGTAACCAGCAACCGCCTGTCGCAGCGCCTGACGCATGTCCTCGATGTCCAGCTTCTGCTCTTCCTCTGTCGCGTTCAGTGAGAACGGCAGGGATCGGCGTAGCCAGTCCTGGGAGATGAGGCGATCCCCACGGGCCTGCAACCCAAACACCAGTGCGCGGTTAGGGTCCAGACCCGCCATGAGGCCATACTGAACATCGACCGAGTAATCGTTCTTGATGTCTTTCTCGGGCGAGTATGAAACCTCATATGGGGTGCCATTGTCGTTTCCGCGAACAGTCTTGCGGAACGACGACCAGCAGACCTCCTCCACCTCGAAGCAGAGGGCGATCAAATCCGTGTATGCCTCAGCGAACATGGCGTGCGCGGTGCGGACCTGGGTGTCGAACCCGGTCATCAATGCCTGCACGCCACGGCCTGTGACGATAGATGCGTCTAGGTTGCCACCGCGAACCTCAGGGTAGCGGGAACCTTGACGCAGTTCCTGATCAAGAATGCCTTGCTCTTGGAACGCGGCAGGGGGAACCTCGAGCGGGATGCGCCGGATCTTCTCCGGCGTGGACGAACGCAGCACCGCATCAGAACCCAGCGACAACTCCTGCACATCCTGAGGCAGGGCGATAGGTGCCTGCACTGACTTCTGTGCCGCTTCCATCGCGAGCAGAGCGAAACGTGCCTTCGCCACCTGAACCGCGATCACATCATCGAACTGACCACGCGGATCCTCATCCAGACCAGGCCGGCGCACCTCCACCGCGAGGCACTTGCCCACCGGGTTGGGGGTGCGGAGCAGCTCAATGCCGCCCTCACCGGGCAGGAACAGAATGTCCACGTCCTTGTCGTGGTAGCGCACCACCTCAATCTTCGTGGTCGCACCCGGTGCCTGCGACAAGATCACGTTCTCCAACTGCGGGAACTTCGCGATCAAGTCATCGATGTGGTAGTTGATCGTCTGGAACAGTGCCTTGACGCGGTCACGTCGATCCCGCACCGTGTAGCAGCCCATCGAATCCAGCCACTTGATGCGCGGCATCCGCTCATCCCAGTCAATCTCAATGATGCCCGGGACGAAACCGTAGGTGACGTAGCGGTCGGCAGCGGCATACGCCTGCTTCTGCAACTGCGAATACTGCACGTAATACGTTGCAATGCGGGTACGCATCTCTGCGCGTTCCCGAGCCGCATCCGACACCATCGAAGAACTCGAGCAGTTGAACGACGGCAGGGGAGCGATCACCTCGGACAGGTCCCGTGCCGCCACATCCACCATGTTCGCCACAATGGGGCGCGTGTACGGGCCATCCTCAGGGAACAGCTCAGGGAACACGTTCGCCATCTGACCGCAGCGCACCATCTTGATGTCACGCATGCGCTGGTCACGCGAGTTGTTCTGCACGCGCAGACGGTTGTAGAGGCCAGCCACCTCGGCAGTACTGGGCACCTAGCCTCCTAAAGAGTCACAAACATGCGGTCACGTTCAAACGAGTTCAAGTCCACCGTGGCCTGGGTGGAACGGTCATACTTCGTGGCGAACGGGTTGTTCACGTGGGAGCGGGAGAAGTTCGTCATCGCCGCCACACGATCACGGCACGCAAGTTCCGCGAACCACAACGCCATCACCGCGTCAGTCTTCTGCGTCTTCGGCGCAGCCGGATGCCACGTCACCAACTGCTCCACCAGAGCCTTCGTGGATTCCGACACGTGCGTGGAGGGCAGTTCAACAAGCTGGCGCTTGTCCTGCCACCCCGAAAACAACGTCGTCATCGAGGCCACACCGAAGTCCACGTCATGCTTATTCGCACCCGTGAAATGCTCCCGCAGGATCGCACCCGCCCCCGCCAGGTACTCCCTGACCTCACGGTCCTGAGTGAGCATCGACTGGAAAGCGTTCTTCTCCACACGCCACTCGATAATCCCGTACTTCGATGTCCAGTCACGGATCATCTGCCGGATCGCATCCGGCGTCATCGCCGGCTTATTCCACACATCCAGCACGTAACGCTTCTGCGTCACAGGATCTAGGCCGATCACCACCGCAGCGGTGTGACCCGCCATCGCCGGGTCCAGGCCGGCAACCACGAGCAGCCCATCCATCCCATCCGGGCGGCAATTCGCCATCCCGCGAGGCATAATCCCCGCCAGACGATTCCCATTAATCGCGCCACGTACCGCATCAGGATGGAACACGGCATCATCGGACACCTGCTGCTGCATGTACACCATCGCCCACGTGCGAGGGGCGATCCGGGCACGCTTCTTCGCCAGACGCGGCCCATTCCACTTCGGGAACAAACCATCCTCGTCCGGGTCGGCGTCCTTCTCCGTCGGATCCGGGTGATTCGTGCGCGGCCACAACGTCACCCAATCCTCAGGGCTGTCCGCTGTCTCCAAAACCGCCGGCATCGACAAATACGTCCACGGCGAATCCTCTTCCGGGTAGCGAGTCGGATCCCGCAGCTCGGAATACAAATCCTTACCCGACAGGCGAGTGCCCACCACCAGCAGCATCCCATTCGCCGACAGGCGCGACATCACCTCAGCCTGCAACCAGTCAATCTGCTTCTCGTACTCGTGCGCGTTCGTCAAATCAACCGCGTCATCCACAATCACAATGTCCGCACGCGCACCAAAAATGTGCCCTCGAATACCCAGCGCCTGGACGGTCGGGTCCTTCTCACCCGAATCCCGCGCCTCCCCCGACACGTAAATCAAATCCTGCGTCCACGACGCATCCGACGACTCAAACCCCCCGGCGGGAGCGTAATGCGCGTGCATCTCCGTGAACTTCGGATGCGTCAACCGCGTCTTCACCGCGTACAAAAACTTCCGCGCCATCGCCTGAGTCTTCGACACAATAATCACGCGAATATTCGGATCCATCGCAATCCGATACGTCACATAATTAATCGTCAACGTCACCGACTTGCCATGCTCCGGAGGCATATTCACAATCGCCAGATCACGCTCACCCGGCTCGAACACAATCCCCGCAGGAGTCCACGAAGGGGCACGCCCCTCCATCAAATCCACCACATTCTCCATATGCGGAAAAACCCGCATACCCAAAAACCGCTCCGAAAACTCCGGAAACCCCAGCTTCAGCGGCCCCACCCGCTGACGCATCCCCCGAACCTCATCCACCCGCTGCGCGAAAACCGGATCCTCACGCCGCCACCGCTCATACGCCGACAACGTGCGACCCGCACGAACCAGCGACGCCTCCACCGTCAACCCATCCGCAATCGACTTCAACACCAGTTGCTTCAACTCGGCAACAGAAACCGACTTCGAACGACCCGACATAAAAAAACCCCACCCTCCACAAGGCGGCCAAATGAAGGGGACAATAACCAGGCCCGGTATCCACCCGAAACAAGGCAGACTCCACCACGCCGACAGGAAATAGATAAAACATGTACGTCAATGACGTACACATAAACCCGGACCCCCTTGGGGGGTCCAGAAAGAAAACACGTTCGGGGTTCTCGCTCACTCCGTTCGCTCAAACCCCTCACTTATATAGTGCCTGCTCATCGGCGTGTCACGTGCACCACTGTGACCAACCTCACAAAGAAACACCTTGCAAACATGTACAAACCATCCCCAAAC